ACGCCTATAGGGGGGAGGCTTTTTAGACCCCCCCTCCCTTGTTTTTATTTGTTTTTGGCCGGATCTTTGTAAATTTTCTTGTAAAGCAAAGGAAATTTCTCTAAAATTTCATCATTTACTCTTTTCATTTCCCAATCAATCATACTTTGACTCATTTCATCTGTGTCTAAAGACCAATTGGCGACCAAAGCTGGTGTGTTGTAGCCTAAACGAAAGTCTTCTTTCAACCATTCACGATAATGTGTATAGGGGTTCCAAGGATTATCGTAGGTAGTGATGGTATATTCGTCCCACATTTCCCTTTTCCTCCTTAACTATATCGTGCAACAGTTGATGGAGAACAACCAACAATTGCTGCAATTTCTGCTATGCTTGGCCTTGACTTTTCAGGCTTTGCTAAATATGCAATAATTCGCAAACGATCAGCATCTGAAATGTATTCTTGATTCTTTGGCATTGCTCTTTGCTTAATCTTTTCGCTATCAGAATTAAGTAATACATCAAGAATTGTACCTTGACTAACAGCACCAGACTGCATTGCTTCCCATTCACGATCAGTTATCTCAATTGTTGGTTTCTTAGCATTAACTGCTTGTCTAGCATAAACAGCTGCTAAACGTTTTACTTTCTTCATCTCTTTATTTCGTTCTTCCTTACGCATATCAGGGTTCTTTTCCATTAATTCGTTGCGCTTGGTCTTAACGATATTATTGTAGATGACTGTAGCTAAACGTTCTTTTGGTGCATTCTCTTTTATACCCTTAAGCTTCTGCTTAAGAGAGAGTACTTCATCAGCGTACTTCTCCTTTGCTTCTTTATTCATTTCGAGAGTAGGCGTGTTAACCATCTCTCTACGTACCTCGTTAGCTAGGGCTTTCATGTCATTAGCGAACTGAGCGTAATCCCATTCCTTTGGAGTACCCTTGTGATCAGGACCACTCATCAATTCTCTAGCGTCCTTAACCGTAGCCATCATGGGTACTTTCTCTTGTTTAGGAGCCTTCTCGTCTACTACAGTCCTACCGAGTTCCTCATCGTAGTGCCACTTGCTGTTCTTCATCTGTGGGGTACTCTTATAAAGTATCTCACCGGTGTTCTTATCAGGCTGCCATAACTCGTTGTATTTGTCTCGATAAACAGGACTCTTAGCACGAGTTATAAGAGTGGATGCACCATTAGTCTCTTTTCCAGTAGTGGGGTCTATATTACCCTGGTACCTACTCTTTAACTCCTTGATATGGAACTGCTTCTCTGCTGCCTTCCAGTTAAGGTCGTGCTTCTCAGAGTCAATGATTACATAGCAAAACTTAACGGCATCTATGATGTCTTTTCTAGGTGCGCCAACAGTCTTCATATCTTGAAGAAGATTGGTAGCAACACCCATCATCTTATTCTGATAAGACTTAGAAATTCGCTTGAACGTTTCACCCTCTTTTCTTTCGAAACTATTGGGATCAAAGTCCATAAGCTCCTGAATAGCTTTGTCTTTTCTGATATTGTTTATTACTTTACCGTCTGCAGAAACGGTAGGAATAATAACAACACTATCACCATCATAGTCAGCACCAGACATCTGCTTTGCTGCTTTAGGATGTATGCCAACAGCATCCGTAGCATTGAGCATGAATGACTTAGCTTCTTTATTCTTGTGAGTAACTGTATACTCTACAACTTCAAACAATCCCTGATGAGGATATCGAATCGAGACTACTTTGCTCCCTTCCTCGTACATAGGAGCATAGATCTCATTTGGTTTTAAAGATGGAACAGGTAAGATAGCAAACTGTTGCTGACCAATGAACGGTGCACCTCTAAGTTCAATAGCTGCTGTATCACACTCACTAGCAAACTCTTTTAAAAGATGCTTTTTAATAGCAGGATTGGTGTAGCTTTTAATATCATTAAACTGTGCAAGTTTATTTTCATAAGCTATTTTGAGCTGCTGTTTAATAGTATTTCTGTCCTGGTTAACAAGCATCTGAGGTGGTGATGTTTTCTTCCAATCTCCCCAGTCTCGTTCGAAGTTGACTACGTTGATTGGCGACTGATGCTCTTTTCCATCTTTACCTGTATAATCCCACTGTCCAACAACCTTTCCATCTTTAACTTTAATAGCTGCTTTAAAAGGATTATCGGGATCGTTTTCAAGATGTTTGAAGACCTGCTTTGCTTTAGGATCATCCTGCATCCACGGAGTACCAGACTCTTTATTTGTATTGAAGATGATATCTTTTCCTGGAGGAAACTGATCGGGATCAGCATAGATTGCCATTCCTTTTAAGTAGTGAGTTCCATCGACAGCGATTCTAACTTGGGCATACATATGTGACCCAAGTCCTAAATCTTCAACACCTCTTTTAAGTTGGATAACTCCGTCTCTGTCTACTCCACCTTGGTCGCCATATTTAACTTCAATCCTTTTTGAATCTACGCTAACAGGATATCTAAGACCAAGCTGGTTTGATTTCGGAAGTCCATCTTCAATAACATAATCTTTAACAGACTTGATTTGATCCATATGCTCTCGCATATCTTTATAAGTAACATCTGGAGGACATAAGATCTGCATGGTTAACTGGTTATCAGTATTAGCTCCAATTCTGTTAAGATGCAAAGGATACCTATGATAACCTCGTTCTTCAAGTAAAGCTACTGCTGTTTTGAAATTGGATGCTGTTGTACCAAAGCCATCTTCGCCTCCAGGCCCAACATCAAGATAGCGTTTCTTATCAACCATCTCTTGCAATCCATCTGCAACTCTAAAAAGTTTATTGTCTTTTTGAGCATGGTAATCCTTGAGATAGTTCCTGACTGTACCTTCTGTTACTCCGAGCTTATCGGCAATTCTTTGGTTAGACCATCCTTCTTTGTTAAGTTCAACAGCTTCTCTTGTATTTTCTATTTTGATCTCGTTAGTTCTAATAGACCTTTTGGCTCTAAGCTTATAAGAATCTATTCCGAGAGCCCTGGCGATATCGCCATCTTTCTTTCCGTATTTCTGAAGCTTCTCGTCAATTTCAAGATCATCATATCCCAAATCTCTAAAGACCTTTACGATACCTTTATCATCGTATCCTTCTTTGTAAAGATCTCTAATCATTGGAACGCCAAAAGCTTCTCGTTGATAAGGGTTCTCACCAGTTCCCCAACCCCAACGGCCTGAGCCTCTGCCGGGTGGGTTTTCATCATGAGCTCTACCTTCGTGATAAAGCTCAACTTCAAAGTTATCCATGATCAAAGCTCCTTCTTATAGTCTTCAATAATCTGGTCAAACCGGACTATCTTTTCCATAATTGGTGTAATGTCTTCTCCGGTAGGAGTTCCGATCATCACGTCATCATTTTGATAGATCCTAAGTTCGTGCTCTATCTTGTCAGGTTTCACTCTGTACTCCAAACAGAACAGAGCATCATAAATAAGGAGCTGCTCCATTTTTGCTGGAGTAACTCCTGTCTTAAGATCATGTATTCTTAACAGATTGTTTTTGAAACTAATCGCATCAGTGGTACCAAAGAAATTTGGAGAATAAAATAATATCTGCTCCGGTCTCATTTTGAACCCAATAGCGTCATTGACATATTTGGCTAAGGTATTGCGTCCTTTGAGCTGAACCCTATTTTGAATACAGCTCTTAGCCAGTGCATGAAGCTCGGTTCCTTTCTGAGTAGCAAGCAAAGCTTTGTAATAACTTAAAGCTTTCTCTTCGTCATAGTTTATCCAACTATACTTGCTCGCTCCGAATGGTGCGTGAGCGCCGTCCCTTACGTCCCGATAATGCTCGTTCCAAATCACGTAACACTTCCTCCTTGTTCTCAGGATAAATAAATGCTGAGAAAGACATGTTGTTCATCTTCTCGACATAGTAGTCCTGATTTGGTTGATGCTTAGCGCTCGCACTTTTCTTGCATTCTAAACTAGCCCAGCGGTTCTCGTGAAGAATTATAAGATCAGGAATCCCTTGTATTCTGTTCGCATCATTTTTCATCACAATACATCCGGGAAACCGATCTTGTAATTCCTTCTTCAAATCGCTTTGAAATTTAGATTCAAGCATCTTCAAATCCTCCAAAGAAATTAAAAAAGAAGAATATAAGCTCATATTCTCCCTTCCTATAAAGAGGCCTGAAAATTTTACGAGGTTTTAGCATCCATTTTGAGCTATTTCGCTATAAAAGCTCTCTCGTTGAAATTCTTCTTGTTGTTGAGCGCTCTAGCTATAGCTAAGTCAATAGGTGCAGTTGATTTAAGCTTGTAGTAATAAAGATCACTGAATGGTGTGTTCATTCTATCTATTCTTCCTGCTGCCTGAATAGTCATCCTATAACTATAGGATTGAGAGTAGAACACAATAGCATCTGTCTCTGTGCAATTCCAACCTTCACAACCAGCTGAGTACTGAACAAGATAAACCCACTCATCAGTCTTCGGTATCTCTTCATGCTTCTCACCATTCCATTCTCCAACTTCAACATCTTCGAAGTATTCTCGAAGCATGACGAGTTCATACGTATGGTTATAGAAGATGATTAGCTTATGATGCTTTCTTAATATTGGTCCTAGAGCTTCCAACCTCGAAGTATCAGAGTTAACACATTTCCTTAGGAGATAGCACAACTCACCTCCTTCTTCAATTGGCTTGTCCTCATAAGGATTCCATCTGTCTCTCCAGATAGTTTTATAAAGTACCTTGTCATATACACAACCAACTTGAATATAATGTGGCGTGGTCTTACGCTTGTATGGCATAGTAACTAGAATATTCAGTCGATGCTTAATTAACTCTCCAGTATCGATGTATCTGTCTATCTTTGGATATCCGCCATAATTAGTTATGACAGCATGACGTCGTATAAACTCTGTCTTGTTCCTATAGAATCCATTAGCAACGAACACAGGTATATAATCACTCCAGGTATCACCTGGTGTTGCTGACAACAGTATCCATTTGTTTCGTTTAGCTATTTTAATAAACGCTTTACTCCACGCACCATAGCCAACCACTCTCTGTTCGTCAAAAATAAAGAAGCAGTTAAAAAGATTCGAGTATTTCTTTATGTTATTCCAAGAATCGATCTCAACTTCAACAATATCGAATCTTGCACACTCTTCTAACCATTCTTTTGAATCTCTCTTCTTAGCTGTAGTTATAATAACCAAACGCCGAGGGGAGCTTAAAGCTCCCCTAACGACGCTTCTAACCTCGTCCAACTTAAAACCATTTTGAATAGCGTAGTAAGCTAGACTGGTTCTTGATTTACCAGTACCAACTCCGCCGCAAAGAATACATCCGTTATGCATCTTCTTCACAGCAGAGAGTTGATGCTCGTATAACTCAATCGTTCTCATTCCAAGGCATGTCCTCATCTTCATCAGGAATGTCAGCATATTTGTCTTCCAGTGTATCTGTGGACTTAGTTACATACATGCTAGACAGATATGCCTTTGTTCCTGTGTGTCCAGCGAAATCATAGTTATAGGGTCTGATGATAAGGTCAGCCTTCTCAATCTGAACCCAATCAAGAATTCCAATAGTGCTCGGATCAAGTGTCTGCTTTCTGCGCTTTCCGTTAATCAGCACAATCTTCGGCGGCACCTTACCGAACACAACTTTGACAGACAAAAAGCAAAGAGGCTCGTCTCCTTCTTCTCTCGGAGGCAGCCTCTTAACATTCCAACCTTCATCTTCAAGTAAATCAGCCTGATCCGGATCAAGCACAACTCCAAACGTTCTATCAGAGTTGAACCGGTTTCTCTCTCCAGTGAAATCTCTGAAGATAAGTCTTGCATTCTCAATGGTGATCTTGTTGATGGGCCTCTTCTCAGTCTTGTTCATTTGTTTTCTCCTTTCAAATTTAAATTATGCAACTTTTATAGTTTCAGGCGGATTCATCTGTCCAGCTAATGGATCGCCGTCAACCTCATCAAAAGCATAGTCCTCAGGCATCGGATTCCTATCGTCAGATACGAACCAATTGAAGTCTCCATATTTTGAGATATCCTCAACAGCCTGGTTAACCTGTTCCTTGTAATAGCTATCATCAATAGCTTCTTCCAAATTCAAATTCTTGACGCTTATCGATTCCATCCATCGATAGCCTTTTGTTCCAGTAGCTGCGAAATACTTTTCGTCTTTAACTCTATAAAGTATTCCACCGCCAAAGCCATCTTTAATAGGACAGAATCTTCCGACTCTACCAACAAACTTATACTCATGCTCACCTTCCGGTAAGTCTTCGTTAAAGTCTAAGTAGAGAGCTCCTTCCTGTACACTCTTTGTTTCACAGAAGTCGTCAAATTCAAGCTTCTCATGACTAAAGAGTGTTTTGAACACGTACGGTATCTGGAACTGAGCTGCAGTTGCTGTCCACTCATTAGCATGCTTACCACCTTTGTTCCTAATACCCTTTTCATCGTATCTGGCAATGTATGTAGAACCATTTACAAGGCACATCTTCGAATATGTAGCCTCGTGTTCAAACTCGTACCCATACTTCCTACCAAATTCAATAACAAAATCGATGATCTCAGGAGTAGCTTCAGGAATCTTAATAGAGTCTGTCTTGATATGCGCAACTTTAAAATTCCTAGCCTTCACTTCATCCTGCAGCGTACGCATAAATAAAGCCCCACGAAGAGCGATGATGTTGTTAACATCTCTCTTATCGCGGAGCGGGTTATCAAACGTAGCTGCAGCAATTCCATAAGTACTGTTGAGTACCAACTTCAAAGCATTTTGAAGCTGATCTGCTTCCTCGTCGCTACCTAAGTATTTCTTAAGCTTTCCATCAAACATCTTGGCTGCTGTCTCATAGTCATGATGCTTAATAGCCATTCGAGCATCTCGAATCATCTTATAATTCTTTGTATGCTCTCCAAACTTATTGAGCGCCAGTATCGACGCACCATGCATGTTTCCAACATCAAGAAGAGCAACATTTCTGTACATACCAGGTTCAGCATATACATATCCGCCCTTACCCACATCGGTACCTCTGAACATGTTCTTACCGTTAACATATTCATACCCAGGAAAGCTGTTAATAATCTCTCCATCTTTAAAGATACCGGGAATGTTATCAGGAAACTGTTCACCTGTAGCAAGATTAGTATACACATGCTGAGGATTCCGTTCATCTCCAACAAGAATCTTAGTAATGTGTTCCCTATTTGTGTTGTTCATTTTGAGACCAGACAGTTCAGAAAGGATTTCTCTACACTTCCAGTCTGCCTGAATTTCATGAAACACGGCAATTGTAGCCTTAACATCGTTCTTACAATATTCGACTACAGTCTGCCACATATCCTCTGGCACTGCTTGGTCCCATGGGATACTCATTTCGATGTGGTCAATTCCAAGTTGAATCTCCCACTTTTTGAGAGACTGCTTATTAGAAGCAATATCCCAAATATCAAAGTCTGAGATTCCATAAGCAGGTCCAAACGTAGAATTACGCTCTCCATCAATAATTGATTTTGAACGCTTGTAAAGACCTGCATTGTTGTAACCTAATGTCCTCGCATAACAAACATGGTTATCATATCTCCTGTTATTAAACCCGCCAATGATAGCTGACTTATCATTAAAGATGTCTTCGATCATTTTACCATCAGGATTAACGAGTCCAATAATATTCTCGGGGTCGTCTACGTATCCATAACAGAATACGAATAGATTAGGATAACACTCAATATCAAATATCTTAATACGATCCCAGCTGCGTTCTACAGTCGGTTCAACTTCAACAGCTCCAGGATCTTCATAGTGTTTTGACTTGAAGTGCATCTTAGCAACCATTTTGGCGCAGTTCTCTTTTTGATGCTTCGATTCCTGACCAAAGTCATAAATCACACCGCCAAGGTCTGATACATCATACTTAAATCCCTGTTCATAAGCCTCATCCAAATTCTTTAAGATAAGACTTACTGACTCGGCATGTGAACGCTTCTTATTGTCTGTATTTTCACCTTCGCGAAGCAACTTCAATATCGAGTTCCTAAGATGATTTGCATCCTTAAACTCGAAACTATCAATCACTTTCTTCTTGCCTCCTTTCAACGGCAAGCCAGATGATATAGTCGCAATAGGGACATTATTACATCTCGTGAGCTTACGTCTCATAGCAGCTTTACCGAGATGTACCTTAACTTCAATATCTTCATCAAAGATCCGGTCAAGTTCACTAGGGTCTCCTGTATACTTATACACCATATGCAGTCCCTGGTCACTCTTACTAGTCTCGACGTAAGTCTTAGGAAAGCAAGCTGCTGCCTTAATGTTTAAGTCGTAGTTCTTCTTCCCAGACTCATCTTTAAGATCTAAGTCCATTTCGACATATACACTATCTGGTCTTACATAATGAAACTTGCTCGTGTCGATGTCTTTTAATGTGGTTTTTACATCGTCCCACGGCTTAATAGGAATCTCCTGCCCGTTTTTAAGTTTAGCGTACTGTGCAGGAAAATCCTTAAACTCATCATCGAGTAACGAATGCTGCGGTGTCAACTTCAACCAATCCGGAATACTGTCATCCGCCGGGCCATCACCATCTCCCTCTCCAACCTCAACTTCCTCATCCGATGAAACAACATTACTAGCAAGCCCAAACTTCTCAGGTTTAATGTCTTTAAAGAAACTAAAGACTCTAGTTCCATCAGCTAGTTTAGTGTCCGGAATGAACTCACTAAAATATGCAGTAAGCTCCTGTTTAAGTTCCATTCGATTCATTTTGATCGTGATACCAGCATCATCGCAGTACTTCTGATAATCTGCCCAAACTCTTTTTAAGCTGACTCCTTCCTTATACTCAAAGTAATTCTCTTCCAGGAAGTTATAGATATAGTTGGTAGCTCGAATTGATTTTGTCGGTCTATACTTTAAGTACTTCTCTGGGTCTTTCTCATATACCTCCTTCCAATGATACGCAATTGCTCCAAGCTCAAAGTCGATCTGTTTCATTAGCGTATTATATCGCCTGAAACTAACAAGCTTACCAGTCGGTCTTACATCGATAAGTCTCCTCTGCAGTCCAGATCTAGCATCCGTTATTTTGACTTCTTCGTTTGAACCAAGAACAAGCATCGTGTCAAACGTCATGGTGAATTTCTTAGCATATTTCGTGTTAACGACCTGAGGCTCATGAGCAACAAGACTATTAATAACTGTGTTGTCCTTAATATTGTTTAACTTAGCCTCATTGTCAAAAGCAACTAAAGGGTTATCTTTGAGACTCTCTAATGGGAACGACGCGTTAGGGTTACCCAGCACGCTAGCTTTGACTGTACCGCAATACCCATCAAATATCTTTTGAACAATATTGATAACGGTCGACTTACCAGTACCGGCATCTCCAATTAGAACCAAGAACTTCTGAAGCTTCTTACTCTTCTCAGCAACAATAGACCCAAAGAGCCATTCTGCCTTGTCAAGTTCAACAGGATCATACAGAACATTCATTAGTTCCGAATATGCGGGATGGTCACCCGGAGCCAAAGCATATGGAAGAGAGTGTGATGAGTAAAGCTCTCTCTTCTTTTCAGTGTTTGTATACACTAATGTAGGATTGAGAGGTCTGAAGTTATCAATACCTAACTTCAAATATTTCTTCCACTCATAGTACGAACCTGAAGAAATAGTGTTTACATATTTCACATGAACATCGGGCATATTGATTTCTTCAGCTCTCTTCTTAAGTTCCGCATCTATAAGTTCGATACACCGGGATTCATTTTGACACCACTCCTTATTCTCCTCGTCCCAGAAAGCATAAAACTCTCCGCCTCGTCTCATCAAATCTTTGGTTTTTACGAGGAAGTCAGGCATGACCTCCACCGTACCCTTGGAGGTCACTTTTTCAATAATTTTAAAAAAATCCATTTTGACCTCATTTTTACCAAAACACCGGGATTTTTTTTGACGTTTTTTACAATTTTCACACTCATCATGTAAAATTTCAAAAATTTTCCCGGTTTTTCCCGGTTTTCCCGGTTTTTTTTGGCCTTTTTTAAATAATTATAGAAAAATTTTGTTTTCTACAAACAAATATATTTTTACTAAAAACACCGGGATTACCGGGAAACATCGTGATAAACGCTATTTTTACTCATAATTTTCCTGTAACCACGCACTCATTTGATACCATATTTCGACCTCCCGCTGGTCTCTTGTGGCATGTCTTAATGGAAACATACCCCCATTTCCATTAGCACTATACCTTCTGAATATGACATTCTTTAATATGCGCTGCACAGCGACGATGTTAAATCTGTAATCGTCATACCTTTCCAACCCCAAATTATAGATGATATCCCAGAACCAAAGACGACTATTATTGTCATCCCCCGTTCTCATAAACTCTTCTTCACACCTGATTGCTAATGCGACAAACATCTCTAGCATAGAACATGGTCCTGCTTCAGGCAGCACTTCACCTGTTTCTTCCGTGTATTGTCTACGTAGATCAGTCCCATCAAGAGCTCTATTTTCATCCATGGGGTTGGACCACATAAATTCAGTCTTATAAAGTTCGTGGAAGAGTAAACTATACGCTCGCTCTTCCACGCCCTCAAGTCCTACCCTATCAATAAGATAAAGGTAGTAATCTTCACTATCAATTATTTTGATCACCCCGTTTCATTCCCAATCGGAACGAACGAATCAAACCGCTTTGTGATCTCAAAGTCATAACCAACGTAAGAATTTCTTACATAGATTGTCTTCTCCTGGTTAGATTTAAATCCATATTTTGTGAGGCAGTTTCCTACATAAAATTCTTCATCAGTGATTTCCTCCCCATTTTCTGCAAACGCAAGAGTATCATCCTGCTGATAATATAAAAGTTCTGCCTTTTCAAGAAGAGGATCTTCTCCGTAATCCTCACGCTTTATGATCTTTGGTCTATTAAGTCTTTCACGGCTCCATCGTTCCGAGTCTCTAAGCCCTTTTATATAGTTTTCTTCTTCCTGACGATCCCAATTCTCAACTTCGTCTTCCTCCTCATCTTCAATATCTTCAGGCTCGACGATAGTCTTTTTAGGCTTTGTTATCATATCATCAGGCTTCTCTACACCGTTTTCAGAATAAGCAGTGTAGTTAATTTTCTGATTTTTCTTCTCCTGCTCTTTTTGAACAGCCTTTTCAGCCACAGATGTAATGTCAGAATCACTTAAAGTGTCTTTATCAGCTTCCCATCCAGGCTCTGATTTACTCCTTCTTTCTTTAAAATGCTTCTCCATGGCTTCAAGAATCTCTTTATCAGCCTTATCCTGGTACTTTTTGTCTATTTTTTTCTCTAAAATGAGCTTTGTACCAATGAATCCGGCCGCAGCACCGACCAAAATACCACCACTAAAGAGTAATATTTCCTTTATCATAAGAGCTCCCTGTCGTAAGTAACCTGATATTTAAGTGCATAACCGGATTTTCTTGTATAATCAGGTAACCAGATCTTCTCAACGATAAGTTTAAAGGTGTTGTCGCCGTCTTTTTTCCACTTTTTGCCAAATTTAATACCAAATTTCGGGTTCTTTTTGATCTCTCCAAAGAGTCCAAGCTCGTTTAAGACGTCATTATCGGTGAGAATTCTGCAACGCTCGAACTTTCTCTGAAGATTTTTCTCCTTTTCAAAGAGAATTTCGTCATTAATGATCTCAGAAGAAGAGAAAATCGGACAAGTTTCTGCTGAATACACCCAATAAAGCGGATTTTCTTCGCCAACTTCGTGCGTTTCTTCAACTTCAACGTCCGTTACGTTTCCTTCTTCGTCTAAAGAGGGTACTTTTACAGTTCTTTTTGCCTCCTTAGTCTTAAACATGTAATGACGGTCCTTCTCTACGCCATCTTCTTCTCTAACGACGGCTCTATATTCCTTAAAAGTCTTATCAAGAACCACATATCTACCGGATAACTGTGCCAACCTCAAAGTAGGAATGTAAGCAGCAGCACCAAAAAGAGAAACAGCAAGGACAGCACAAGCAGCCGCCCCACCCATATGCTTAACAACATTAATAGTAGTATCCACAAAAAGGGATCGCATTTCATGGTTATATTCCTTCTTTGTTAAAGTCTTAACCTCTTCTCCGTTTTCTTCGACCTCAACTTCAACTTTTTCGCCATTCTGATCTACTGCTTCACCGGCTTTAAGCTGCTCATCAAGCTCTTTAGCCTTCTCAGTATACTCATCAAGGTCCTCTTTTACCTTCGGAGCAGCCTTAACAGCCATATAAATGGTCGCTCCAAGTGCAATTGTCCCACCTACAAAGCAGATAATAGGTGCTTTTTCGACTGCTGTAATCACTGCAGCCTTACCAAACGACACAACAGCAGTTTTTAATCCGTCAAACATATGGTTCTCCTTTATTTTGATTTAGTTTACAGTTAGAGAGGAGAGACAAAAGGGAGCACGCATTTTCTGCGCACCCCCTTCCGGTCTGATAACCTTACTCTTCAGATTTCTCTTCCTCAGCAGGCTTTTCTTCCGTCTTAGACTCTTCTGCAGACTTCTCCGGTTCTGCCTTTTTCTTCTTCATGTCGCGCATCTCCGTCCATGCTCCTTTTCCAAGCACCGTTCCGAAGAACACGAACACGCTTGCGACAGCTCCCATAACAAGTCCTACGATTGTCTTAAACTTCATTTCTTTTCCTCCTTAAATTAAAAGATTTTGATAAAATAATAGTTATCATATAAAGAGAAGAAATTCTTACGCGGATGTAATCTTATTTCCTCTCATTATATACGTTAGTCGAGATATTTAATCTTACTAAATATCATTAAATACCCACCGCTCACATGCGTAAAGCTAGGTGTATCCCAGTTTTCACCGAGTCTCCACCCCCATTTTGCGTCAACATCGTCTCCAGTGATGCCAATCATGGTATAGAGGTTGCCACGGTCGACTTCCTTGTACTGTTCGATGTAATCGTTCATGGACTTAGCAAGCTGAATGGCTTCATCACGAGTCTCCACCACTATACGATCATACCTGGGCTTGGAGATCTCGTTATAGTCAACCGATCCATCAGCTCTCTGGAACCGGATTTTTGTGGAAAAAGTGGTGTAATTTGTCTTATTATTGCTTTTATTGAGGCTACTCCTGGTCACAACCGTGGATTTTCCGCCCTTTTCCCACAATTTATCCCATAAAAATTGCCCGAGATCGTAAATCCCAGGCATAAGTCGCTCTTCTATCCACGAATCCCTTATAGATTTCATGTCTGTGTTAATAAATCTACCTAAAAAGGACTCGTCTTCCTTTCCTTTAGGCAAATTTGTCAACTGTTCGGGCTTTGGTCTATCACTCATTTTGATTCTCCTCTACGAAACTGATTATAAAGAGCATGAAAATACTTCAAATCGTCCGAAATTTCGTTAATATGCCCGTCTTTATAGTGCTCCAACTCGTATATAGCACTGCCTCTGCCCGTTTTAAATGAGCACCACAGGGCAAATGTAACGATAGCAGCTTTAATCATTATCCAAATCATTATTCTGCCTTACTCCTTCCAAAAGAGCTTGTTCCATTTTGTTGACTATTTTATTACCACACTCATCACAAACGCAAATCATTTTTCCAGAATTTTTATCTTTTCCGATCAACAACCCTGCATAATAAATTGCTCTTCCGCAAATATCACACTTTTTCATCAATTTCTCCCATTTGTCACAAGTATCATTAGGTTTGACAGAATATCCAGTGCATTTACACCACATTTCTTTGGTTTTACGTATATACCTGCAGTTACGGCAGTATTTCATTAAACTCCTCCAACTCGCAAAGAAAGCTAATATTACACGCTAAATGCCAAAGGTGAGGCAGTCCAGACTCTTCATCCACACCAGTCGGATCGTCAAGATACCGCATAAAGTGACGATACGCGGCGTCCCTATATCGTTCAGGCTCAACTTTCTTCCAATTATTAGGGTCTCCATATTTTTTATTTCCATATTCTCTTATAGCTGCAATATCCCAGATAATCTTACGCGGAACGAGACTAAGACGAGGCTTCCCAGCATCTGCTTTGGCCGTGTCTCCGCCTATAATATCGGCTACCATTTTATTATTACGGTCGAAAAATTCGTTGACATCATACTCCTTCATCTTTCTCCTCCCAATCTAACTTCTGACCGCATCTAGGACAATAATCTCCGTATTCTTTACCAATATCGGGAGATCCACAAATAGGACAAATATCAAGCACTTGTGTCTGATCTCCGTTATAAAAGCGTTCTTCAGAAGGTT